TCTCTGTTGTGTAATATCTCATAGCACCAACATTAAGTGATGTAGCTGGCTCTAAGTCATGGCTTACTATAAGTGTAGTGCATACAACTTCATTAGCGTTTGCTGTGATAGTTTCTAATGTAGGCGTTATTAATAAGTTAGATGATACTGTATCTGGTGCAATTACTGAGGCGTTAATAGTTCCGTTTACTTCAAGCTCACAAGTTGGTGTTGTATCATGTATTCCAAAATAGTTATTAGTAGGCTCATTGGTCAATCCGATAGTAGTGTCATTGTATCCCTGATACCACCGCTCTGAATAATCTGAAAACTTCCTCAATATAGAATAAGAGAATGAAGATAAAATTAATAATATAATTAATGTTTTTTTCATTATCGCGACCAATTATAAAATTTAATTGTATACCACGCATAAGTAGTTTATCCTGATTGCATACATATCTGAAACCAAGAGGTTTGAATATTAGTCATTAAAAAATATCTTATAGTACCAACATTAAGCGACGTTGCTGTAGGTGTTGTATAAGTAGCTCCATCAACTGCACCAACCCTAGCGGATGAAGTGCATATAAGTCTGGTAGCGTTTAGTGTTACTATTTCAGTGGTGTTTGATACTACAACGTTTGCAGATATTAAAGGTGTTACTATATAATTTGCTGAAATTGTACCCACTACATCTAATTCACAAGATGGTGTTACATTGTTAATCCCAAAGTAATTATGGGTAGGCTCGTTAGTCATACCTATAGCGGTATTATCTACACCTTGATACCAGCGTTCCGTAAAGTCTGGGAATTTCCTCAATATCCCCTGTGAAGGTGACATCAAAAAAATCAATAATATAATTATATATATCCGCACGACAACGATACTCCTATTTTAATTTTCTAGTCTGTAAATCGCTGTCTGTCTGTTTTCTAAATAACTCTATGTGTACGTGTAACTGGCTCTTTCATCCCATTCATAACTATAAGTTCTACTTCCAGCAGGCCATGTAACACTTATTATCCCTGCATCAGCCCCATCATAAGTTAATTTGCATATCTTCCATTTAGTAACACTATCAAGTGTTCCTACTTCTGCCCATCCAATATATGTTACATGGTCTGCTAATGTAGTTGCCCTATACGCTTCACCCTCTATTTTCAGTAAAGGATTATTTGCATCAATTATTTGTCCCATTACTCAACCCCTCCATCAGTATCACTATTAAGTGCGGTATTAATCGCCTTTTTTAACTTAGGTATTCCCCAAGTTTTCTTAGCGTCAATACCCAACTCTTTAGCGTGTGCTAATAATTCTGTCTTTTCGTCAATAACTGGAGCTTTAACGTCTAGCCCTTCCATCGCCTTATCATCTTTATCATCTACTTTAACTTTTAACTTTTCTGCCTTTTCAGCTTCTTTAGCCGTCTCTATATCTCTTTTAAGCTTAGCTTCATACTTAATAGTAAATTGCTTGTGCTCAATTTCAAGCCTTTCAATTTCTAAAGTATAATCTTTAAGCATTACATTCTGACCTTCCTTAAGGAAACCATCTTGTGCATCTTTAAGCTCAGTCAAGTTTTTAACTTGCTTAGCTAATATTTTAATTCTATCACTAAAAACTTTATCGTATGCTTCTATTGGTAAAGTATCATTCTTTTTCATCGCTCTAAGTTTGTTTGCTGCTGGGTTTAAGTCACCAGTTTGGCGTTCAACTTTCAACTTCTTTGCTGCAATAATTAACTGCGATGCTTTCATGTTCTTTTCCATAACGTGTTGTCTTCGTCTTGCCTTGTTTACCATTTGTGTAGAATTAGGGTCATAATCCTTTAAACTTAATATTTTTTCTTGTGTGCTTACCATTTTATTCCTCCTATATTATTTTGCCGTTCTTATCAAAACTAATGCCCATAGAAAAACCTCTTTTGACTTCTCCATTTTTAAATGCCCTATCATACTTTACTCTCTGTATGTTCTCTGTGTCATAGCCTGCTTTTTTATCGGCATTACTTTCCTTTATTTCTTTTTCAACTTTCATATCATCAGGCATTATGCGGTCTGCCCTATCCCCACCATCAGTAAATTCTATATCACCTATTTTATAATCTTTCATTACTTTTTCTTTTTAGGTACTTTAACTTCTTTTTTTTCAAGGTATACTAATTGCTCTTGTAATATTGTATAAGCTCCCTGTAGTCTTTTCAAAAAATCATAAATCTCTGTACGCTCATTATTAGCTTTTTCAAGTTGTGCTTCCCCTTCTTTAAACTTCGCGTTAATCTCTTCTATTTTCTTTTCTATTTGTGCTTTCATCTATCCTCTCCTTGTTTGTTATTTGAGTGGGGTTTCGGAATAAACCTAGCCCCACCCATTGAATAAAACCTTAACGGTTCATTATTCTATCATTTATGCTACAACTGCACCATTGATACCTACAATCTGCCATGCAGAATTAGTAAATAATAAATGTACTGCATCTCCAACCGCCGCAAAAGTGATTGTTGAACCACCGTTTAAATGCGCTGGAGTTAATGTACCATCATCAGCGTCAACTATCATAGTAATATACTTGTGTTGACCTTCTGCACCATCAGCTAAAGTTAAAGCGTCTGCGCCTGTAGTTGTAACCTCTGTAATCATATTAGTCACATCTACCGCACCAGCACCACTTAGTGATTGTGTTCCGCTAGTAACAAGTAATCCTGTAAGAGTTGTTGAACCTGCAACTGATAAAGTTTCGTCAAAGACAACTCCACCATCATCTACTTTTAAACCTTCAACATTAGTTCCTAGTGCACTAATATATAATGCATAGTTACCTGCTGTCCCTGCTCCGGTTAATTGTCTGATCTCAACCGTGTTTCCATCTGCACCAGCATAATCCCCTGTAGAATTAACTTTAACTGCTGTTGCTCCATTTGCTAAGTTACCAGTATGAGCGATATTAAGGACCGCCCCATCTGCCGTACCTGCACTTGCAATATCAATAGCTGAACCTGCTACATTAGTTCCCATGTTAAGATCAATAGCATTTCCTGTAGCGGCACCAGTTCCATAGGTAATATCTAAACCATTACCAGTATGAACACTGTCTACATTAATATCAATTAAATCTCCTGAACCAGTGTTTGTAACAGTACCAGTTAAAAGACTTACATTTCCAGCTCCGTCAAACTTAGCTTCTATTAAGTTAGCAGTTCTCGCACCAGCACCATTATCAATATAAATTGCATTACCAGCTAAATTAGCGTTCATGTCAATATCAATCATGTTTCCAGTAGAAGCTGCGCTTGCGCTAAGTTCTAAAACATTACCTGTATAAACAGCACTTGTTGCAATTTTAGCGAGTGCTACATTACCAGTAGATGCATCAGCAATATCAATCAAGCTATCAGTTCTTGCACCAGCACAAGCCAATACAATAGCACCACCAGCAATATTAGTACCCATATCGATACTAACTGCATCACCAGTTGATGCGGCTGTTCCATAAACAATACTTAAAGCATCGCCTGTGTGAAGCCCTGTAACATCAATATCAATCAAATCACCTGAACCAGTGTTTGTGCAATTAACGTCTAATAACGATATATTACCTGCACCGTCAAAAGTAACATCAATAACATCTGCTGTTCTTGTAACATTACCACAATCGATATTCATAAACCCATAAGCAACACCTAAGTTGAGGTCTGCGTTTATAACATATCCAGTAGTCGCCGCTGCGCCAATAGCAACATCTAAAATTGAACCAGTATAAATACTAGTCACATCAATATCAATTAATGAAGATGAAGCTGCTCCTATTTGGGTAACATCTACATCTAAGAGAGTACCACCGGACGCACTAGAAAAAGTACCATCCAATTTAACTTTAGCTAATGCTGCTGTTCTTGCGCCTGCACCAGCATCAATATACAATGCTCTACCGCCAACTGACGCATCTAAATCAATACCAATAGTATTCCCGGTGTTAGTACCTGATTTACTAAGAGTAAGAGTATTAGTTGAACCTGTTGAAGTATCTGAAATTGCAATAGCTCCAGCGTTAGCCGTGATTGTTTGCCCTGCAATATAAGCGTTTCCTAAACTTGGTACTTCATCAGCTCCTAATGTAGGAACCAATCTATCTACTCCAGCAACGTTTATATGAAGTCCGTCACTTTCTAACCAATATGCACCACGAGTACCTCCGGCTTTAACCTTAGTATCGTAAGCAGTGCCATCACTAAATAATACACTAGACGGCTCTGACGTTTGTAATTCTAATATAATTACTTCATCAACATCTAAACCACTAGGGTATCTTGTTAATCTTGCTACCATTTTACTTCTCCTTCCTACTTGCCCCCCGGATTTTCACCGGAGGCTGAACCCACATAGGGACGTTCGGTTTAATTAATTATCTATGCTACACCTGTTGAACCTAAAATTCCTTGCCAATCTGTATGACCAACTGAATATCTTTCTCTAGCTTGGTATTTTAGATTGCCTGAATCTTGGTCAATAAATTGTCTGAACATTGGTTTAACTCTCCAAAAGAATCTACCTTTTTTCTTAAGGCTTGGTGCCACTAAGAAATATGCAGTTGTACTTGAAAGATATGGATTAACCACAATCTTTTTAATACGATTCTTATAGATGTTAATTGCATTGTTTGAGTTTTGAGGTGTCAAGATTGAACCAGCTAACTCTTCTGCCATTTGTCTCAATTCTGGTGGAATAACTAGAGTAGTATATTCTACCGGAACATTCAAATTAGCTTCATTAACAATGTTGTCCGCTAACTGATACATAGCTTTTAATCCGTCAACACTAAGAGCAAGCGTTTCAGCGTTGTCGCCAGTGCTTGCTGAGTTGATAAGATTGTGAGTAGACGAACATAATTGTCCACCATCCGTACCTGTTGAACCAGCCGAGAACGCATCATCTAAAAGCGCAACTGCTGAATTTTCACAAGCCGCATATCCACCACGAGCCATTTCTTTAGCATTATCCATGATTCCGGTAGTCTGGTTATCTTCAACCATTTCTTCGGAAACATCAAAGGCATCTGTAAAAGTTGAATGTTCGTATGTTAGTTCTGTACCTTGTGCATAATCACCATAAGTAAATTCTGCCGCTTCTGTTTTAGTAGTCCATATTGGTCTACCACCTACTGTATTTTCTCGTTCAATATTTTTCTTTGAGCTATCAACATCGCAAAACGAAGTATAAAGCGTTGGATACATTTTGAATTCATCAAAAAATACTTCCTTGATTTCAGGAAATGATTTCATTAATGAAGCAAAAGAGCTTCTTACGTTTGACGCTGTTGGGTCGTAACTTCCACCTACTGCCATAATTATTAGTCCTTTCTAAACTAATGGAATACCTTTTAAGGTCTTGTATTCCTGTTTGCATAATTTTTCAATTCTCTCGTTGGTAAATCTTTTACCGCCTAAATCAATTTTACGCTGTTTCATACCTTTAACCATACTCTTAAAAGCAGGCAAATTAGCGTACTTATATTTACTTGGCACTCCATTACCACCAGTAGATACTAATCCTTTTGTTTTAGTATCTATCTTCTTAATCTTTCCACCTGTCTTTTTCAGGCGGTCAACTTGCTTAATGTCTTTGTCAACTTTTCCAGTGCGTCTTTGATAGTCTTTATACAAATCAGTGAGTGTCTCATCACCATTGATATAAGCATAATAAAGATAATCTTTCTCTTTAAGATAAGCCTCAAACTTCACAATATCTTTGTTGCTATGCGCTGCTCTAAACGTAACCTCTTGTTGCTTTGCTTCGTCTTTTAATTCTTCCTTTAAAGCGTCATGCTCTGCTATCAAGTCTTCTCGTTTAGATTCCCACGTTGCAAGTTTTATTTCATACTTGCGCTGGTCCGCTTCATCCAAATCTCCATACTGGTCCTTCTTTGGCTCTTCTGGTTTTTTAAGGGCTTCATTACGTTTAATAACTTTATCAAACTTTTTCTTGATTCCCTGTAATTCAACCTGAGATTCGGTTATCTTTTTTTCTATTTCAATGTTCTTTGACTCGTCATCGTCATCATCGTCGTCACTATCATCATCGTCACTGTCATCATCTTCATCGTCATCAACATCTTCTAGGTCAATATCATCAATGTCATTGTCATCGTTATCATCAGAATCTTCTTTCTTAGCCTTTTTATTAGACTGATCGGAATCATCTGAATCATCATCGTCGTCAATTTCATCTCCCATATCAGGATTATCTATTAATGCCGGGTTAATCTCGTCATCTTTGATAGTCCCATCTACTATTTCTACATTCTCTTTTTCTGTGTCTACCATTTTTATCGCTCCTATTCTTTTTTTCTGTAATGCTTTTAAGTTAAAGCCTGTATCTGTTCTTCTAACATTCGCACCCTTCCTTTTAATATCAAGCAAGGTTCATCACTAGCAATTATTGCAGTTACTAATGCTTCACGCCTCCCTTTTAAATGCTGTCTATAAGGCTTAAAACTTGCCTTATGTTTAATAATCCACGTTTGTTCAAGCTCTAATTTACTGTTGAGGTCCACCTTCTTGTGCCTCCGCCATTACACCATTAACAGTATCAAGTGCGTCTTGATTCCCGTTCTCTTTTAACCTATTCATTGATTCACCAATCATAGCGTTTGTCATTTCAGATTGTTGTGCGAGTGCTGTTAATTCCTCTTTAGCTTGGATTAATTCTTTAAGCGGATTAAATGTAGGGAATAATCTATCAAGATCAGAGACGCCTATATTTTTTGCAATATCAGTAATTACATATTCCCAATCTAGTTTCTCTACTATTTCCAATCCTAATGCTGGCTTAATTGCAGCGGTTTGTTGTACTATTTGGCCTAATGATTGTAATAGGCGCATCATTTTACCTATTTGCTTTTCGGATTCCACTACCCTTTTAACAGCAGTGAAGGTAAAATCTACATCTAACAATACATCAGGAAAATTAATTGGTACTTGTTGCCCCTCTTCATTGTTATACATTAATTCTTCTGGGTCTAGCATTATAGGTAAGTCTATTTCTGGGTTTAAATATTCTTGATAGTTTTCATAACAAGTATCTGCATAACCTTTAATCATTGGACCAGCTTCAAACTTGCCTAAGTTAGCATTGATACGTTCATTACCCGCACTAATAGCTGTTTGAATACCAGTAGCCGTTTTATCAACTTCTGTATCTGACGGCATACCAGCAAGTAAATTAGTAGCGCCTGTGCCGTGTTGTATCGATTGATTTAATAAATTAACAACATCTAACCCTGTTGAGCTTGGTGCTTTACCCCCTAGCTCTGCCCATGTAAGTATTGGTTTAGCTCCTGAACCTAATAGCGCTGATAGTCCGGGGACGTTATCAAACTTTCCGGGTTTAGCACTGGCAAAAGATTTATTAGGTAATAGTTGAGGGTCTTTAAACCCACCACCTTTAATTTCAAAAGAGCTTAAATCAAACACTTGATTAAATCTTGCGTTCTTAGATATGTAAGATGGATATTGCTCGTCGCTTAAACTGATTCCATAAGCATAACCGGGGATAGTAATATAACAATCCTTCTTGATAATATCGCCTATGCTATCTACGGGTGACTTTCTAAGGCCAACTATCTTATCGTCTTTTAAATAAAATGCTTCATACACACAGCGATCATCACCTTCACCATAATAAAAATAAACTAAGTATGTGTCGTAAACCTTTGCTCCATCTACATTTACAGTGCTATCATCAACTGATCGGCTATCTTGTGCCTCGTCTATATCTGAGTCTGTGTTTTCCGATTCAAAATCTTTGATATAATCTGCCATATCTTTTGCAATTAAACCATCTGCTTCTAGCGCTAGTAATTCTTTATAACTCTTTTGACAAAGAATAAAGCAAGCCTCTTGGTTGTCCATCTTTTCAATGCGTGTGTGAATGTAAACTTTTTTAGTATCTAAATGTTCGTAAGATGTATATTTTTTCTCTGTAATATTATAAGCCTCATAAGGTTCTGGCTCTATTTGTGGCACTCCATCAATTAAAATAGGTTGTCCGTTATCATCTAAAACTTTATCTTCCATAACCCTATGCTTAACTTCATCAACTGTGAATATTGTCCGGGCGAAACATGTACCATAATTTAATCTATCCTGAATAACTTTTTCAACCTCACCTCTAAAATCTGGTGCTATATCAAAATTATGTTTAACTAAATTTTTGGCGATTATTGTATCTTCTTGTCCGCTCACCTTTGTTGGTTTAGCTTCAAACATATCTTTATTAGAGAAGATTGCGTTAATTTCTCTGGTCCTTATGATCTCGATAGTAGCATGAAAGTCCGGTAACATAATATTTGAAGTGCCTTTGTACTCGTACTCTTCTCTATCTGATTTAGCTCTAATTTCATAGCACCTATCATATTCTGCCCACTTATCAGTGAGTGAGTTCCAATTATAATAAGGGTGCGGTAATTTTCTAAGGTCGATGTAAGCCTCTAGGATTTCGCTTAACTGCTTTCCCATTTCCGGTAAAACATCTTTGAATTTATTATCGTCTACTAGCTGAATGTCAAACTCAGCTATTTTATTTTTATATTTACTATTCGATGTATCGCTTGCTGGCATTGAACAGTTCCCCCTGTCGCCATGCAAAAAAATACACAGCGCTAGTTTTAATCTGTTGCTGTGTCAAACTGTTCTGTAAATACCTTATATTTATACCATATCTAAATTTCTAATGCAAGAAATTATTTCACTTTAATAAACCCTTTTTTATTCTCTGCATAGTCAAACTTTATCATTAGCCTTGGTGGCAATTCGCTAATATCTTTTTCCCACGCCTTGCCAAAATCTAACTCAACACTTTCACCTGCAAAACCAATACTTGTTAATACTAAAATTCCTACTAATACTTTTCTCATTTTGCACCTCATTTGTTAATATTATAACATATACTGTCAAGTAATCTATTAAAACCCTGTTACTGAATCAATACAATCTTCTTCACCGTCTAGTAACTCTCCACCCTCGTAAGTTACCATTAGCTCATCTTCCAGCTCTTCATACTCTGGCGTAAACATATCCATATCTTTTAAATCTTCTTTGGTTCTCGCTGGCTCTGGTATTTCATCAGAGAATGAGTCACGCTCTAATGCGTAACGAGTAGCGTCTATTAAATCATCGTCCTTATCTACTGGTACAGGTAAAGCATTACCATCACTATCTTCTTTCCACTGGTAGGTTTGTATCTGATTTACATACATCTGACATCTTGGATGAATAATTATTGTTAGCCCCTGCATGAATTTAAGACCATGGTCTACACTCCCTGCTCCCTTTTTAGCTTTGAGTGCAGTTATCCCTAGCTGTGTATATTCTGCAACTGACTTAGGCTCTGAGCTATCACAGGTAACTATTTCATTCTTTACATGTGGTTTAACTAACTTTGCAGATTCTTTATTATTTAGTTTAGATTGGCATATCTCTTGGCATATATAAATTCTGGCATTATCTTTATCGTAATGTAACCTTACAAACGCAAAAGGGTGCACCCATCCCCAATCCAAACCATTTTTCCAGTTGTCAAAACGGTCCTCTTCAAACTCTTTTACTTCCCAGTTCTTAAATATTACATGGCCTAATACTCCCCAATTACCAAAACTATAAACTTCTCGGTAATAACGGTCCGGCTCATCCCTCAATGCCTTTTTATCATCTTCCTCTAAAAAATCATTGTCTTCAAACGTTGTCTTAAGGATAGATAGTCCGGGCTTCTCTACATATTTTTGGCCCTCAATCCAAAAGTCCACAAAATATTCTTTATAAATCCAGTGGGTTTTTAGTATCGGGTTGAATGACAAGTGCAGCCGTTTAGTAAACTTACTCTTCCCCCTGAGTCTCTTCTCTAGCTGTTTAATATCGTTATAGCTAGCTTCTGTTGCTTCCTCTACCCAAATATCAGTAATAACTCCCACTGCCGGGGTAATAGATTTGATCTTCTCTACATCGTCCAACCCTGCAAGTAAGATTTGGTTGCCTGTTGGAATGAACGTAATAACCATTTCAGACTTGTTTATATCGAAATACTTCCCTAGCTTAAACTTTGATATACTCTTCTTGATCTCATTGAACGTTGATTTTCTAAGGGTGTTTGCTGTCTTACGACAAATTAAATAGTTTCTGCCCTTAACTACATCTAAAACTGCGTTGTCTGCTTTGAATACTGATTTACCTGATGATGAGCCACCATAATATATCTGCACTCTGTTCTGGTTATTTATGTGTGGAATGTATACCGGGTTAAATAATCCCTTGGTACTTATTTTAAGTGTTAGCTGTTTGACCATCTATTTCAATAGTGACGTTAAGCTCTCTTTGCTTATTGTCTATTTCATATCGGCCTTTTAGCTTGTTGTAAATATCAATGGCTCTTAGTTTAGTGCCTAGTTCTGCTGACTGATTAATCACAAAAGAGTGTTGGCTGTCTACTGATGAGTCATTAAATCCCTGAGATTCTATAAGTTTATTACCAGCTTCGTATATCTTCGTAAGTCTGAGCCAATCGTGAGCCCTTCTAGCGGCATTGTCGTAGCTTAGTATGCCTCTTGAGTTAATAAATTCTTTCTCTCCTAGCGCTTCTATGATAGATTGAGTACCGTTTCCAAAAGTATCGCTTGATTGAGTAAAGTATAATTCTACAAATAATTTTTCATTCTCACTTAATACTGTTTTAGATAGTTTACTTCTGCATCCTTGTTTAGCCATTAGTCTAGTATCCAACCAAGATGCTTCTTAACTGTGTTTATTAATCCGAAGCTATTTTTTGTTATATCAAGTAATGATTCTCTAGTTTCTTTGTCTGCTTTCTCTAGGCTCTCCTGTATGCGTTGTTTGAAATATTCGACAACATCATTAATATCTACATACTCTATGTTATTGTTGTAATCTTCCCAAGTGTGGCATGTTTTTGATATATCGCCAACTAACAGAGATGCGTTATCTTCTTTCTCTTCCCACTTACTACAGAAATCTTTAGATGTATCCCAATTTTCACGCCATAACTGTTCGCCTAGTTCTCTACATAAATAATGAGTATTTCTCTTAGATTCTCTTGTTTCTTTTGCGTTATATTTACAATTATCACAGCATTTCATAGTAATCACTTTTTGCCTTTGGCTCTTTCGGCCTTTTTAGCTACTAATCTTTTCGGGGTTGCTTTTTTTGTATCAAAAACTATACCTAAATGAG